GTAATATCTTGCATTCTTCTAACATTAAAGAATACATCTTGACGTAAGGTAGAGGCGTCTGAATCAAAGCGCAGTGTAGCGTCATCAATACCTGAACCAAATAGTGTCGCTGTATCAATTCTAACCGCATCAAGAGCAATAGCATCACCACCTTCAGGCATACTATTATCCACTGTATTTGCATTCACAGCTACTAATTGAAGCTCTGCTCCAACATACATACCAGCTGGGTGTACAAATAATTTATATACATCTAGCCATTTAGAGATAGGTATACCCACCTTAATTAAAAGTGCTAGAGTTTGATAAAGCTTATCATCAGTTAAGAATTTTTGAGATTCAGGTCCTATTTTAGAAGCAGTAATATATTCAGTTCCATCATCATATAAAGCAGGACCCACTATAAAAACATCTTCTTTAGTATATCTTACATCTGGATCTTCTCCAAAGAACGCTCTGAAGAATTGCTGAATAGCAAATAGCGTCCCTTTAGATCGATATAAAGTATTAGAAAACTTAGCGGCCTCTCTTTTGTTAATAAAGCCTTCAAAGTATGATTGACCCAATAGTAATTCATCTTCAATATACTGAAGAAGATCTTCTTCTACCTGAGTGACATCTCTGCTCTTATATAAATCTTGTATACGTCTAGATGGATTATCTCCTGAATCCATCCATTCATAATATTTGTCTAAGAAAGTAATAAACTTAGGATTTTCAGATCGGAAATATTCCGGTAATAGCTGCTCTACATTATCTCTTTTCAGATTTAATGGACGGCGATTATTGTCTATTAAAGTCTTATCTTGTGACATTAGTTCTGAGCCGTTGTTAATACACCGGTAGCAAATGATTCATCTGCGTCGTAAACAAGTATTTCATTTCTTGTTGGAGAAACAGCACTTTGATTTGCTGGCACACACTTTATCTTTATAAATGCATCCGTACCTAAGATACTTGTTGGTTGCAATGATTGAATATTGACTATACCAGAAGATGCTGTATATGAGCCAATATTATCAACTATAATATCTCCTGAGGATGTCTCTACTACCTCTAACACATTAGTGTTTAGCCTGTTACGAATCGAGCATATGCTACTTCCGATATAAAACTGTGTACTGGTAATCGAATATTCATTATCATCAGGAATAGCAATAGATGTAGGAAATCTTAAAGTAAAGTTATTAGAAGCATTAAGAGTAGGAGTAACTCTTTGCTGCATTTTTACATTAGCTCTTGATGAAAGAACAGCAGGGCTATAATCGTCTACTAGAGTTAACAGATTAGAACGTCTAAACGATTGTTCGAAACCCCCTGTATTATCAGTAAAATAATTATTAATTATTGACAAAATAGAAGATTGAACTGTATTAATAGTTTCCGTAGTTAGATTAGGATTAAACTGGAAGAACGTTTGAACCTCCATATATGTAGTTACTGGATCAGTAAACTCTAATCTAAATGAAATAACAGCCAACTGATCTGCTAAATCTCTGATAGATTGCTTTGTAGTGGTTTGAGTGGTTGTAGAAACATCTTCTTCAAATAAGATTGAAACATATACAGCGCCAAAATCAGGATTAATATTATCTTCACCACCCCATGCTATTATATCTTGAATAAGTGTAGAGAAGTTTCTTAGAATAAGAGCGGAATAATCAGCAGCTGTAACCATCCTGTTTTGAGAGGCATATTGGAAAGGAGCATTTTTTCTAATAGATTCTATAGACTCTTTCTGGTCCCCACCAATAGAATTCGTGACCGTAGTAACACTAATATCAGCAGCCGCAATAGGAGTAGTCAGACCGTCAGAAAAAGCAGCAGTTGGAGTAAATACAGCTGCCCCATTGGCTACAACTCCATTAGTTGAAATATAATCAATTACAATTTTTTGACCTGGAGTAGGAGCTCTACCAAAGGTAACACCATCACCAAAGGTAATCTCAAAATAACCATTAGGCGCTTCTTTTAAAATGTATACAGTAGAATTAGCATTAATTGTAGTAGTGGCTAACAAATTGGTATATGAAGTGAAAGTAGAACTAGAGGCAGATTCATAAACACTGACAGTGACTGTGTCAGCATCTAATTTAGTGTCTGGAATAATATAAACAGGGTTCTCAGTTGTTTCACCCACTAAAAAGGTTTTAGTTTTCCGAGTACCTTCATATAATACTACTTCATTAGATCCATCAGCTGTTTTAAATTCATAGGTACCGGTGCCGTCATCTGCTGCAAAGTAATTATCATTAGTTTGGAAAGTATAGGTAATATCGTCTACAGAAGCAGTAAACGTTGTTCCTTTAGATAACTGCAGATCAGCATCTCTACCTGCATCATTAGAAGCATTGATCGAAATATTAACCACTGCTTGAGACGCCGTATCTGTATCGGGAATGTAACCAATACCTTCAGCTAGAGAAACCAGAGATGATCTTAACTGAGCAGTACCCAAATAAGATTCATTTAATGCAAAGTTAGCAACTAAAGCATTAACATGTGTATTGTATGCCAGTACATCTAAAAGATTAGATAACCCGGATGCTTCAAAATTATAATCAGAGAATTCATCTTGGGCAGCCAAATACTGCTTGAGATTATTCTTAATTGTATCAAAATCTAATGCTGTAGATCTAATTGTAGTTGCCATTTATCTTAACCTTGACAAATTAGTTGTAAAAGTTACAATCTCTTGAGAGTTAACCACTTTAAATGTAATAGTAGCTGATATGCTGTTTCTGTCTGGCTGTGAGTTTACATCAACACTAAGAAGCTGAGCTCTCGGCTCATATTGCTCTATAGCACTAACTATTTGCTCCTCTACATCACTTCCGGTTGTATCATCAGCCAATTCAAATAACAATCCTCTAACATTCCCACCAAAGAATGGTTGAAATGGTTTTTCAAAGTGATTAGTTAAAATAAGATTTTTTACTGCTTGTTTTACAGCAGCTGCATCCTTTTTAACTGATATCTCTTTGCTCGGTTTAGCAGCAAAAGTAACATCCAGATCCCTAAACTCTTGCTGTCTAGAGGTTACTAATGAGCTCTGTTGAAGATTACCATCTTCTCTTGATAAAAATCTTGATGCTGCCATACTCGAATCTTTTCTTTTTATTTATAGCTTATATTCAACTAGTTCACCAGAGACTTGCTCTTGACCGTTAAAGAAAGTTTTTACATTTCTTAAGAATCTTACATTATAATCATATGGAATCTCAGGAAGCTTTATAATAATTTGCGCGTGTAATCTGCCATTAGGATTAAATGTATCATAGTGAAGTATAAGCTCTTCAAAAGGAGCTATGTCTGACAAGTAAGAAGCAGCATCGAAAGTTTTTAAAACATCTACTGAGCCATTGAGGTTAATTAGTTCATAGACGATGGCTCTCCCTGTCTCTCTTAAGTTATTAACACTACCGGATGTTACTGTTTCATTAGCTCCAGGTCTGTAGAGACCTTCAGCGACAATGAGTCTGTAGTCTTTAAATTCCTTGGGACTCTTAGCTATCATGTTAATTATTTCAGCATGAACATAAAGATTACGAGCTATTTCTCTTCTTTCTACAAGTTCTCTGATATGATTAAAAGTTATTCTATCACCGTAACCACCAAGGAATTTAGCTATTGTAATTCCTCTTTGTAATTTAGTTGCTGAAGATATAAAATAATTATTAGAAGGCTCATAATTAGGATCAGGGTAAAACTTAAGGTCTATTTTATCAGTTCCTTTGAACCGTTTACTTTTAGGTACACCTGTAGAATTACCTATAAACGATGCTCCATATTTTGCAGTAGGAGTAGGTGCCTTTACTGTTCTATTAATTGAAGGAGCAGTAGGGTTACGGAAACTTGAGGATAATCTACCATTAGCGATAGCATTATTAGTAAACACATCATTGTTAAAATTAGCAGGATCTTTTAACTTGGATCTCACCTGATTTGTATTTAATTTTTTATTAGATATTTGACCATTAGCAACAGTTCTATCTATTCCGTTTTTAAGAACATTACCCACGTCAATAAGTACTTGAAAAATACCTCTAGATGAATTTGTTAGATAATCCGACAAAATAGATGTAGTAGGCTTAACTGTTGTAGGAGTATCTACATGCGTATTAGTCCAGCCGGCAGGGCTGCCAGGACCTCCACCGTAGGATGCGTAAATAGCTGTATCAGAAGCTATAGCTTCATCAGCTCTTCCTGTTAAATCACCTGTAAAGGTGGGAGCTGTAACTCCGGCATCAAAGTTTGCTCCTTCACCATAAAATACAATATCATCCCCACCTATAGTACCAGTAACTCCAAACACCGATATATCATTAGCACCTAAGTTCATATTATCAGAAGACAAATTAATCTCGTCTTCTGCAGATATACCGATATTGTCACCAGATCTCATAGAAATAGATTTCTCAACAAAATTAATCTGATTGCCTTTAACTGCGTTAGTAAAATCGGATAAGTAAGTATTAGAAACTATTCCTGTTACCATAGAGGCAGCATTACCGTTTACATTAAATTGATAGTTACCGTTAATCTCACTAACTGCTGGTCCGTCAACAACTTCTCTTTTAGTTCCAGTAACCAAGTTATAATTTCCACCAACTTCAACAGACATATCACCTGATACTTTGAGATTAAGATTACCATTGTACACTAGTTGACCATTACCCTCAACAATAACTTTTTGATCACCACCAGTAACCTCTATTTTATTGTTTGTAGAACTAATGATAACTGTACCGTCAGTTCTCATCTCAACACCAGCTCCAGTATTATGCTTTATTAATACTCTTTCATTACCAGGAGTATCATCTAATTCTATAACATGACCGGATACTGTTTCTTGAACTTGATTTTTAGGGTAAACAGAGGATATTAATGGTAGTAACTCTAGATCAACATTTACATAGCTTCCACCGTAGTATAGCTCATTTATTTTTACACCACGAGCAGCTTGGTTAAGAGAAGGACTAAAAAAGTAATCTTCTCTAGGATATGTTCCAGTTGGATCTAAAAATCCTTCTTTTTGTTCAGCCATATTATGCCTCTGATCTCAATTTTTCTGCTTCTGCTCTGAACTTAGCTGCACTTGCTTCTAATCGCGCTACCTTAGCTTCTGCGTCAGCTATTTGTTCCTTGCTTCTTGTTCCTCTTTCTTTAGCTTGCGCGACGATAGCTTTACCCTTATCTGCTCTACCTTGATAATAAGAAGCCTGCTCTTCAGCATCAGCTATTCTTTCTTCCAAAGAAGGGGGAGCCTGAGTATATGCTACTGTGTCACCAGTCTGAGCAGCTGCTCTTTTCTTACTTGCTCTCTGAAGATCAAGAAGCTCTTGATTAGTTTTGCTTGGCTCCTGAGGTACTAAGATATTAATCTTATTTAACTTGCGTCGTATATAATCACTAATATCAAATCCAGGTCCAGGAGGGTTTAACCCAATCAACACACCTCTTGCTGTATCAATCTCATCTCTACCAAACACTTGACCATTAGGAAATACTTGATAAAATTTAGATAAAAATTTAGTTAATGATGTAAATTGATCATCAGTAAAAGCTGCTGGGCTTTCTCTTAAAGGAACTACGCTCTCTAGACCCCCTACTATTCCTATGTAGATAGAATAATTACTATGACTCGGACCTTCAGCTTGCATCCTATCTGCTAAAGTTTCTATAGGTCTACCTCGCTGTAAACCACCATTAGGGGTTATAACATAATGGAATTGAATAGGAGTTTTTAATTTTATTCTTTGAGACTTATCAATAAGAGAAGCTGTATATCCTTCCCTAGGTACTTGGTACGTCCAATCTACAACTACTTCAGTTATTTCTCGAGTTATATTGGATAGCTCTAGTTCAAGTTCTTCTTCAGATGATATGTAAGAAAATTGAGGTGCAGTATCTCCTACACCTTGAGTCTCTGGTAATGAAGTAGGAGTAGGAACATTATCTACTGTTAATCCTGCTACTGTAGGGTCAATGCTTTTTATTTTTGATTCTGCATCTCCAAGATCAACAGTTGGATCAATGGCTCCTATTGTGGATACAGCAGAAGAAATATCACCACCTGTAAAAGCAGA